AAGGACATTTCATGGTCAAATCACCCGGCAACCGACGCGGCCGCAAGCTCGCTTGCCCCGTTGAGTGCCACGGAGGCCGCCTCGTCTGCCCCCGCTGCATCCTGCAGGAGAAGCCGCCCTACCGGCAGGAGGTCAAGGACGCATACCTCAAACGGTGGAGCGATTACGAGAAGAACCCCACGCGACGACGGCGGCCGCCAACAAGGACGCGGCCACAGACGCCCCCAACCGACCGCGGGCAAGAGCTCTAACACGCATCACTCAATCCACACAAGGGAGATACGCTATGGACCTGCAGGAGTTTATCAAGGTGTCATTGACACAAATTGTAGCCGGCGTCAAGGATGCCCAAGAAGCAACGCAGGCGGTTGACGGCTTGATTGTCCAGAAGGCGGGTGCCCGGCGCGGGGGGGCACTCGGTGACCTGCAAGGCATTGCGTTCGACGTGGCAGTCACAGTCAGCGATGCGACGCAGTCAAAGGCTGGCGGTGGGCTGGTGGTCTTTGGCGTAGGCCTGGGCGGCCAGAGGGCCAAGGACATGGCCCACAGCTCCGTCAGTCGGATCCGTTTCACCGTCCCGGTAATCCTGCCCGGCCAGGACATATGAATCAAGAGACACTCCGCAGGTGAGATAAACGGGCGAGGTCAGCGTTCGGCGAAGAACTCGCGGAGGCTCTCCCAGGCTCGGCCCAACCTGGGGTTACACGCTATAATTTTCCGGCGAGCCCGTCACATAGACATACCCATCATCATCCACGGCGATGGCATACGTCTCGTCGCCCGTATTGTACGACCACTGCAGAACACCGGAACTGTTGAGCTTCCAGACACTGGCCGAACCTGTTTCCTGCCCTGCCACATAGACATTGCCGCTACCATCCACGCACACCCCCTGGGTCCTGTTGGCCCCTGTATCATACTTCCACTGTTCCACACCGGAACTGTTGAGCTTCCACACCGTAGCTAAACCGTTATCCGCGCCGGCCACATAGACATTACCGGACGCATCAACCGCAACGCCCAACGCCCAATCGGTGCCGGTATTGAATACCCATTGCTCGACGCCAGAGCTGTTTAGTTTGCGCACATTGCCGTAACCGCCAGCCGTTGCGTAGCGACGGGACACCACATAAACATTACCGCTGCCATCAACGGCGATACCATACGTGGCATACCTCGTATCAAACGTCCACTGCAGGACACCGTCGCTGTTGAGTTTCCAGACGTTGGCGCTACCCGTGTTCTCACCGGCAATATAGACATTACCGGACGCATCAACCGCAACGCCATTTGCATCCGCACCAGTATCATACGACCACTGGAGCACACCATCACTATCGAGCTTCCAGACGCTGAAGTTGTCCACACGCGAACCGGCAAGATACACATTCGCATTGGCACCCACATCTGCAGCAACATCGGCCCCAAAGTAACCAGAATTGTATCCCCATTCCTTGACCGGCAGCACCGCTTGCAGCTTGTGTACGCGAATCGGCCCCCCAGTAGTGGCCTGATATGTGTAGCCATTATCATCAACGGCCACGCCCTGGCCGTGTCCGTTACTATAATATCGCCACTGCAACACACCTCCACTGCTGAGCTTCCACAGATTGGCGGATTCGGAGGAGTAGGATGCCTTGAAGTAGTCATTGGCGGGGTCCCACATGACCACCCGGCCAGCGCCACTAATAACAGCCTTAAAGCGGTTCAAGGATGGATCCCATTTGGCAGCGTACCCCTCGGCCGTCTCCAGGCGGTCCGTGTCCGGATTCCACTTGACGATCTTGTCTACCACGAGCTGTTGCCCCCGGCCAGGTAGCGGCCCAAGACCTCAACACCGATGTAACGGATACTGCCCTGGTCATCGCTGACGGGCCAGCAGACCATGGCGTTGCCCTCTTTAAGGAGGTGGGCCGACGTGCCTCGCTCGGCAGTGTTGAACACCACCACCGTCTCCGTCGCACTGTTGCTAAACGGGTCGCTGTCGCTATTCCACAGCGATGCCGAGAGGCTCTGCATGTAGCAGTTGTAATACCCGCCGCCGTCAGCGTTGGAGGCCACTTCAGCGATGTAGAATGGCACGGAGCCGCCCGAGGCCACCACGCGGCGGCGGTGGATGGGCCGTTGGAGTCGCTCGACCTTGCGGACGGTGTTGCGGAGCTGGCGGGCCCCCGCCTCGTCGATAATGTACCGTTTACTCATGGTCAGGCCGCCGTGTAGGTGATGACGCCGCTGGTCTGGATGGGCTGGATCTTGTTGGTGAGCGTCACGACGTTCGGATTGAACTTGATGACGCCGCCGGGGTCGACCTTGGGCGTACTGACGGTCCGCGACGCCGAGGAGCGGCTGAAGTCGGCCGTGCCGCCGTAGACGTTGAGGTTTGTCACTGTGCCGGTGCTGTTGCCCGTAAAGGTCCCGCCGTGGACGTTGGCCGTGGTGACCGCGCCCGTGCCAACCGTCTCGACCGTGCCGGCCCGCTGGGTGATCGTCGTCGCCGCGCAGCGAAGCAGCGTCTCGCCGCCGGCGGTGTCCAGCGTGGTGAGCGTGACGCCCTCGCCGACAAAGACATCGGCGTCGGAGGCTACATTGGTGGCGTAACTGACGGTAATGGTCGAGACCGTCGCCGTCTCGCCGGCCTCCCAGCCAACACCCACTGTGCCCTTGGTGACCTCGATGGTGGTCGAGGCCGAATTGGCCAGCAGCCGCACCGCCGGCTTGCCCGTATCGGCGGCCGTGCCGCTGTCGTCGACGACAATGTCGCAGGCGGTGGAACCGGTGTCGATCTTGACCCGGCCGGAACCGCTGACCGTGCCCGAACCGTAGTGGTAGCCGATGTTGAGTTTGGCCGTCTTGATCTGCAGATAGTCGCCGGCGAAGCCGTCGGCGCCGTCCGGGCCGATCTTGCCGGTAAACGACTTGGAGATATTGAGACTGGCCAGGGCGTTGGCGATGCCCGACTGGTCCAGGCCGTAAATGATCTCGTCGGTAGCGTCCTCGATATAGACGTCTTGATCAGCAGCCCCGCCCGGCACGGCCCCGCCCGACCAGTTATCGGCGCAGGACCAGTCTTTGGGCCCGCTGTTGGCGGTCTCGGCCGCTCTAGTCAGAGTCTGATCGTCCGTGGCCCCGCCGTTGGTGGCGCTGGAGGCGACAGAAAACGCCTCGCCCGCCGTGTCGGCCGTCAAGGTCAGGTAGGTGGTCTCGTCCGCCGCCGTGATCGGCGTGCAGAGGGCATTCGTCTCGGCGTTCCAGGCGGCCACCAGCCCCGCCGTCACATTGGCCACCGTGGCCGCCGTGGCGGTAAAACTCACACTGTGCGACCTGCCGTCCGGGTCGGTAATCGTCAGCGTAAAGACATCGTCGACCTCGACATTGGCCGGCGTAAACTTGTCCACCTGGGCGACGGCCGCCGCCTCACCTGTCCATCGGATGGTTGCCATAATGCTTACCTCATCTCATCTTGCTAGCCCAGACCGAACAGGGCGAACGGTTGACTTTTGTACTTGTTTGATTCCAGATAGACCGGCGGCTGCCCGGCCGCCAACCGCTCGCCGTTGCCATCGAGCAGCACCGGCTGCGTCAAGAGGTTGCTATCCTCGTCCTTGAGCTGCTGATAGGTGGTGTTGCCGTCATCGTCCGTGCCGGTCTTGATGCGATAGCCCTGATCCAACAGCCGCCGCTTCCACCCGTCAGCCCGGGCCGCGAACTCCAGCGAGACCTTGTAATACTCCAGATTGGCCACGCGGTCGGGCGTACCAGAAAATCGCGTGCAGCGCACCGTGGCGGGTGAGAATATCCCGTAAAAGAAGACGTCCGAATTGATCGCGTTGATGTACTGCGCGGCCTGGAGGGCGTCAAACGAGCCCCAGTTGACCTCCACGGCCATGACCAGATCGTAGACCTCATCCGACGGCGGCGGATCGAACGGCTCGTCCGCACTGTTGAGCAAGGCGTTACCGTCGGCGTCCTGCTCGACCGGCTCGGTGGACTGGACGAAATCATAGCTGATAACAGCCGGCTGGCTCAGCGGGTCCGGCACGTACTTGAAATGGACCGTCACCTTCCATAGGCACGACGAGACATACTCGACCGACTTTTCCACGCAATACCACCAGGGATTATACGGGTGCGATTCATAGGCGGCGGGAATGCGATCGGGCAGGCTCGCCGTCGTATCGAGGGCCATCAGCGGCCGCAGCCGGATATCGTCGGCCTGGTCGAACTCGACATAATACTCCTCCGGCGCGGAGCCCTCCTCCGTGGCGATCGCCGCCGCCAGGGTCCGGTTGTCGCGATAGATGCTGACAATACTCATCCTGCTCTATGCCCTCGGCAACATGGCCAGTGTGTTGCGTCCCATAACGGTATCCGCCTTCGTATCCCGCTGCTGCCGCCGCAAAAGTGCCACCTGCTCCTGCTGGAGCTTGAGGCTCTCCCGCGCCAGTTTCGTCTGCTCGATCTGCGCCGCCACGCCCGGATCCTGCCGCGCCGCCGTCGTGCCCAGAAACCGCGACTCCGTCGCCGCCAGCGACCGCCCACCGCCGCCCGCTAGCGCACCGCCGCCGCCCGCACCCGCGCCGCCCGCACCCGCGCCGCCCGTGGCCCGCTCGGCCAGGGCCGCCGCATCGAAACCCCCTTGATCGGGAAACAGGGCCGCCGACATCTTCTCACCGAGCGTCTCCTCCAGATCCCCGATCTCTCGATTCAAGGCTCGCTCGGTATTGCTCAATTCCCTTGCGGCGATCTTAGGCATTTCTTTTAAGTGCGATTCATAATCGCCCATTAAATCGGACCATTCAAAATGCCATCCCTTGCCTTTGATTGCATCCCATACGGCGACAAAAAAGTTTTTTATATTCCGCCCCATGTTTAGAAAGTAGGACTTAAAAAAACTTCCTATATTCAGAAATACATCCTTCCAGTTCCGTCCGAACCAAGCCAGTAGATCGGGGATGGTTTTGCCAAAGAAATGCTTGATGCTCTCCCAAAAGCCAATGAGCGACAACTCGGCTTTTTTGAAGGTTATACTGAAGACCGTCCGCCAATTCTGAATTCCAACCATCGCCACCTTGAAATACTCAATAAGGTTGGGCAGCACGCCCGCCAGGGCCCCGCCGACCATCTCCTTGAAATCGCCCCAGGCATTGGACAGCTGGGCCATGGCCCCGGTGTAGGTGTCGGTCTCGCCCTGGGCCAGCTTGAAATCTTGAGCCCCCCGCCGCAGGACCTCCTGGAACTTCTCCTGGGCGGTGGCGCCCTCGGCGAACTTGACGCCGTAGCGGGTGAAGGTGGAGGTATCGCCCGCCGCCGCTCGCGAGACCAGCCGCATGGCCGTCTGCACGTCAATTTCCAGGGACTTGCTCAGGCCGATGGCCGCCACCGTCGCCGCCTGGAGCGAGTCGCCGCTGAGCTTGCCGATGGTGGCCCCCAGCTTCATCAGGCCCAGCGTCGTCTCATCGCCGACCGTACTCATCCCCTGGAGCTGGCTGGCGAACGCCTCCATCTGCTTGAGTTCGGAGCGGGCCCCCAACTGCTCGAGCGCATCGCCGAGGCCCTTGACCGCCTTTTCCTGGACGCCGAAGGCCGCCAGCGATTCCGAGGCAAAGTTCTTAATGGCCCGCGCCCCGAAATAGACCCCGGCCGCCATGGCCGCCTTCTTGAGCATGGAGCCCATCCCGCCGGCGGCGCGGCCGACGTGGCCAAACTTCTTGGACGCCTGGTCCCTCGCCTTAATCAGCACTCGCACGTTGTTGTCAGCCATGGCACTTCATCCGTTTCTTCCAGTACGCCTGCTCCCGCCAGATACAGCGGCAGGCATCGACGAATACGACCAGCTGATCGAGGGCCCCTCCCGCCATGGGCGGGATGCCTTTCTCGTACAGCTCGGCGTATTCGATCATCAGCCACACCTCATCGTCAATTTCTTTGAGCGGGCATTGCCTAATCGCGATCCGGCCCGCCTGGCATTCCGAGCAGCCCTTGCCCTCACAGACCGTGCACTGCAACTCCAGCGGCTCTAGCTCGCTGGGCTCGTCGCGGCACTGTTCGAGGCCGCGGCACTGACTGCAGACGGCTCCGTACTGGAGGCCGACGGCGAGTCGGATTTTTTTTTATCCTCCGCTGTGATTCGCGTGTTGACGATCCGCGCGATCAGCTCGCACGCCTCGACCGGCCCGACAATGGCCCGAAGCGCTTCGGCCCCAGCGGCAAACGGAATCTCCCGGGGCGGCTCGCACCGCTCGTCCACCATGTGCTTCCAACCCACCAGGCCGGTGCAGGCCGCTTCGTAAATCGCCGCCGAGCCTTCCCGCGCATCGCCCGCCTGCTCCAGGCCATCGCGCAGCTCACAGACCGCCAGCCACTCATCGCCCGTCAGATAGCGATAGACAAACGTGGGCCGCTGGGCCTCCGGTCTGCCTTCGTCCGACGCCAACACCACCTCGAACCGACTACGCTTGCTCAACGCCATAGGCATGTTTCTTCGATCCTTTCTGCCGTTTCTTGTCCTGCTGGACGGCCAGCAGGTACGCATCCTGCGTCGGCTGGTCCAGCTTCTGCCAGATCCTCAAGATCTCCTCATCCGAGGCGTCCTCGAACCCGCCGCGGTGCTTCTGGATCGCCTCGCGTATGACCTGCAACCCCATAACAACACCTCCCGTTCTTAGGCCGTCGTCACGGCAATCGAATACTCATCATCGCCGCTGTTGCCCAGCAGCTGGGCCATGTATTCGTAAATGGCGATGCCTTCCCGATCGCCTTCCTTGCCCGGCTCCTTCTGCTGGACCTTCGGCGCGGTGATCGTGATGGCCTTGCCCGCCCCCGACCCGATGGCCAGCGACAGGGCCGCCGTGGTCAGGGCCTGGCGGATCCCGTCGAAGTCGTAGCCGGCGATCTTGTCCCATTCCGGATCGAAACTGAACGTGGGGTCCCGGTCGGCAATGCAGTAGTGATCCGCGCCGGGCCGGTAGGTGACCTGGTTGGCGAAGTCCAATTCGAACTTGTTGAACTTGAAGGCGTTGCTGGCCAGCGTCACCGCACCGGAGCCCATCAGCGGCGGCGTGGTCGTGCCGGGCGAATAGGTCGGCAGGGCCGCATCGGCGGGGGCCTTGAACATGCCGGCCATCTCTAATTCCAGCATGACGCGCTGGCCCCACTCACCGGAGATCTTGCAGGTGCCCGCCGCCCCGTAGAGCACTTTGAGCGTACCGTCGAGATAACTACGAATCGTCGCCGTCTTCTGGCTCGAAATAGTCGAGGTCGGCGTGTACGTTTCGGACGTGTTGACCAGCCCGCACGCCTGGAGCAGGGCGGAGATCGCCGCATCCATGGCGTTGGAGCCGTTGCCCCGCAGCTCCGCCGAGCAGGAGAAGACCCCCAGCTCTTCCGAGAACATCCCCGGCGTCATGTGGCCCAAAAACTTTGAGGTGCCCTTGCGTTCGATCCATTCGGCCGCCGATTCCAGCTTGGGATCGAAACAGAGCAGGTCCGACAGCCCCGTCGTTTCTTCCGTGCCCTTGGTCGTCTCCACCTTGACCTGCACAACCCGCTTGCGGCTGAGTAAGGGTGCTTGCAATGCCATGATCTATCTCCTGTTTAGGCTTGTGTGTAGGGATCATCCTGGTCCGTACGGTAGTGGACATCCAACCGCACGACCACGCCGGTCTTGCCCGGCCCTTCTTTGAACTCCGCCGCCGGCTGAATGATCGTATCAATCGCGTAGCCGCCCCGGGTGCGGTCCTCGCAGAGCTTCTTAATCAGGTCGGCCTTGACCTGGTTGAGTCGCGTGTCGATGGACGTGGCGGCGTCGTCCGAGTCGATGACATAAACCACCAGGGCGAATTCCTGCCGGTAGTCGACCACCGAGACCGGCTGCTCGCCGACCAGATCCTCATCCAGCTGCTTGACGAGCACCACGCCATCCTCCGCCACCGTCGACTCGAAGTCCCGCCGTCTGGGCCGCAGGGCCGTCAGGTCCTGATTGAACCCGTTGGCCACCGTAATCGCGTTGACGGCCGCCTCGATGTCGAGGGCGATATTTTCCACCACCGGCACACTCATCGTCCGCTCCTCTTTTTGAGGACGTAATCAATCTGTGACCTGACCTGTTTGTGCAACTCGCTCTGACTGGCCCGCAGAATGTCCTTGAGGGTCCGCGGGCTCGCTTTCACCAGCGTCGGCACCGACGGGCCAAACCGTTCCCGAATCGGCAGCCGCTCATCCGTCGTGCGTGTGAAGACGCCTCTGTGACCGGTCGGCATCGTGGCGATAAAGGCCGACGGAATCATCTGGCGGCCCTCGGCCTTGGCCAGCATGTACGAGACGCCCCGCTTGGTCTGGCGGGCGCCAAAGCCAATCAGCGGCACGGCCCGGCCCCAGATTGTTAAAGACCCCTGCCAGCGTTTGTGATTGGCCTTCGAGATGGCCACCTGACGGCGGATCTGTTTCTGCTTGACCTTGATATCCTGGGCAATCCGCTTGGCCGCCTTGCCCTTGGCCGACCGCAGCGTCCGGTTAATGGACCGGCTCATGACGCCGGGAATCTCCTTGGGCACGGCGGCCAGCAGACGCTCGACCCGCGCCAGATCCCCCTTGTTCACCTTGATATCGACATGCACCGCCATGATTAACCCAGCTCCAGATACAACATGCAGGGGTCCTCTTCGATCACCCGGCGAATGGGCCGCGCCGTCATGGAGCCGCCCACCTCCACCGCCACGTTCAACTTATCGCCGCCCGTGTCCAATTCGTCCCGACTGATCCCGACCGTATCGCTATTGGCCACCCACACCTTGAGCACCGGACCGCTGCCGTAACCGCTATCGGGATCCGTCTGGTAGCCCTCCCGCTCGACCATGGCGTAGATCGTGCGGGCGGCGGAGCCATCCCGCGGCTGATACTCGACCGTTTCCGAATCCTCGCCGCCCAGGAAGATCTCCTGCTCGCCGCTCAGCGCGGCCAGCGACGTAGCGTCCGCGGTGGCCCAGGCGATATCGCCGCGATCGCGGAGGGCCTCCAGACTGTCCGTCTCGTTGCTGTACGAGTCCCAATCCGCCGTCGCCGACTTACTCACCAGCCGGGCAACGATGGAGTTGTCGGTAACGTCCGAGCCGCTCACCGCCGCCGCGACGAGGTGGTCGAGGCCCAAAGCTACGAGCGCGGCGTCCGTCTCCGTCCGGCAGGCTGTGGCGATCTCGGCCACACTGAGGCCCGCCGCATCCCCCTGAAAGTCCGAGTAATCGGCCAGCGTCAGCGAGGCCGCCGCCCCACCGTGGGCCCCGTTGGCCAGCAACACCCTGTCAGAGGTTGCGTCGAAGGTGGAAAAGCCCGTCGCCGTCACGCACTGGGGCAAGGAGTGCGTGTCCTTGACAAACCCGGTCCCCTTCAGATCGGCCAGATGCGTGATGATCGTCGTCTGGTTGGCCGCCGTAGCGTCGCCGCCCCCGCCGGCCCCCTGAAAGTCGGAGTAATCGGCCAGTGTGATGGCGGCCGCCGCCCCACCGTGGGCCCCGTTGGCCAGCGTCACCTTGTCCGTGGCCGGGTCGAAATAACTGGCCGCCAGCAGCGTCCGCGCCTCCAGCTCGGCCACTGTGGGCACATTACCCAGCTGCGTATCCAGATTGGCCGCCGCCAGCCCCACAGCCGCCCGGACGCCCGCAGCGTCCAGATCATGGAGCGCCGCCAGGAGCCCCGGCACATCATCGGTCTGCAGTTCGTTGGTATCTGTCAGAATCGCGTCAATATCGGTCCACACCTGCGACCCTGCCTTGCCGGCGTCGGTATGGCCCGTGCTCGTCTCGTCCCAGACGGCATCGGCAATGGCCGCCGCCGTGGGCGGTTCGGAGACCATATCCGTATTGGTGGTGCAGGTGCCGATGGTGACAGCGCTCTGGTCGGCCGCCAGCGAGTAGCTGGCTTTGTCGTTGTTGGTCGTCACCGTAACGCCCGCCGTGACCGAGCCGACCGCGCCGGTCACCGACCCGACCGCACCCGTCACCGACGCCACACTGCCGCTGACGGAGGCTGCCACCACCGCCCCGCCGCCAAGATTGTAGCCCGTCCCGTCGCAGGCCGACTCCAGATTGATGGCCGCCGTCGCGTCACCGCTGATGGCCACCACGTCCACCTCCAGACTGTCCGTGCCACTGACGAGGGCGTCGTAGGTGTTGGCCGGCACGACGAGGTAGGCGGCAAACACAGGCAGAGCCCCGCTGACGCCGATGGCAATGGTCAGCCGCCCCAGGGTGTTCGTGTCCGTGTTGTCCAGCGGCACGTTGTACCAGCCGTACTCATCATGGCTCACCCCGACCGATGCGTTGCACTGGGCGAAGTTGCCGCCGTTTTTGGTCAGGCGTACGTCGGCCTGGTTGATCGTCAGGGCTGTCTCGGCCGTGACCCCATCCGTGCTATC